AGGCATGCACACAATGGTCGTATTCATGCAGATGTAAATCAAATGCGATCTGAAACAGGTGGCACTATTTCTGGTAGATTAAGTATGCAGAATCCTAATTTACAACAAATGCCAACACGTAATCAAAACATTGGTCCTAAAATACGAGAGCTTTTTATTCCCGAAGAGGGTGAGGAGTGGGGCTGCTTTGACTATTCACAACAAGAGCCCAGACTTCTTGCACACTACGGTGCACTTGTTAGTGAGACAACATCGTGGGAGGTTAGCTCGGTAAATAAATTAGTAAAAGATTATAATGAAAATCCAGACACAGACTTTCATCAAGTTGTTGCTGACATGGCTGGCATAGATCGTAAACAAGCAAAAACAATAAACCTTGGCATGATGTATGGCATGGGTAGAGGCAAGCTTGGGTCTCAGTTAGGATTAGATGCAGATGATGCTAAAGAAGTTTTTGAAAAATATCACGCTACAGTTCCATTTGTAAAAGCACTAACAGATGGCACACAAAAAAAAGCTGCCGATGTAGGAGAGATTAGAACTTTACTTGGTCGTGTTTGTCGTTTTGATATGTGGGAACCAAATATGTATGGTCTTCATCAAGCATTAAAAAAAGAAGAAGCAGAAAGAAAACACGGAGGGATGAATAGAATACGTCGTGCTTTTACATACAGGGCTCTAAATAGGTTGATTCAAGGTTCGGCTGCGGATCAAACAAAAAAAGCCATGGTAGATATTTTTAAAGAAGGCATAACACCTTTGATACAAGTTCATGATGAATTAGATATCTCGATATATGATGAAGATCAGAAGAAAAGGATTATTGAAATCATGGAGAACACAGTTCCCCTAAGAGTTCCATCACAAATAGACTGTGAGGTAGGTCCTTCTTGGGGTGAGATTGGATAAGAAACATCAAAAAGGATTTCTAAATCATCTTAGAGCAATAGAGTGGTTAACAGCTCAAGAGTATTACGTCTTTGATAACATTAGTGGCCTTGGACCTTGTGACTTGATAGCGCTAGGAGAAGATGGTGAGGTTATTAAAATAGATGTCAAAAGCGAAAGCACCAGAAAGACAGGAAAATTTGCTGGGTATAAAATTACAAGACAGGTTTCTGATTCACAAGAAAAAATGGGCGTCAAATTACTCATGGTAAGTGAAACAGGAAAATGCTACTTCTATAAGGATGATTAAGATTTGGGTTTTATTTGTATTTCTATCTTTGCCTAACAGCCCCGGTATCAAACACATCAGCGAAATAACTTTCTCTGAACAAGAATGTTTGATGAAGAAAGAACTTAAATCTGTATATACAGAACAATGGGCACTACAGAATAATATTGAACAATTTTACTACGAAGTAAAATGTGTAGAAACCATGATGTATAATAATATTAATACTTAATCTAGTAACTTATCTAATTTTTCGTTTATTTCTATGACTTGTATTTCAATGACCGAGAGCCGTGAATCGATACGCAGCATGTCTAAATCTTTTATGTTTGATTCAAGAGCCGAGACCCGTGATGACATCATACCATACGTTGTAGCAATACCAGCTACAATACCCATGATCCATATCCAATCACGCATTGACAGGTTCATTTTCTTTTAACCCCAGCCTCTCTCAAAGCAATAGCTATCGCTTGTTTTCTAGATTTAACTTTCTTTTTGGATTTACCAATCGGAAGTTTACCTTTCTTAAACTCTCTCATAACTTTACTTATCTTTTTATCTTGTTTTGTTTTCTTCTTCATCGATTAGGATTCAAATTAAATAATTGAAAACCTGATTCATCTGGATTAGCATCAAATAAATCAGCTAAACTGAACCCTCTGTTCTGATTATTTAGTGAATTCAATACCTCCAAAGCTGCAGCTTCACTTGCATCGTTTGGATTTCTAACTCTTGATACATTACTAGTATTAAGCTGTTGATCCACCACTTCTGGAAGCGATATTGGAGCGTCAGATGTAAGCATGTCAAGTCCACTTGAAGGTTGAAACTGTGTCATCTGTTTGTCTACTTCATTTATCAACACTTGTTTTTGATCTGGGTTTAAGTTTGGAGCATTGGCTATGTTTTCTTTCATTACAACTGCGTTGTTTGCTACTTGATTAGCAAAGTCTTCACCTGATGTAGTTTGATTTCTTAGATTTGCACCCATGTCAAGAAAACCTGTTCTTGTCATAGGGCTTGTTGCTCTCGCACCGTCAGTAGTTTTTAAGTTTCCACCAAGGTTTGAAAATAAATTATTAATTTGTGAAAAATCAAATTGATTTGAACCCGGAAATCTAACCTGTTCACCCGTCATGGCTGTAAAATCTTCTGGATTTCTTACTCTTGCACCCACCATGTCTGGATTTTTTAAGTTGTCCCCAATGGTTTTGAGATATTCATTAAATGCTGTAAAACCAGGGTCATCCGGTTCTGGTTTGTCTCTTACAATAACGTTTGTGTCTGGCAACGGAACGGCATCTGGTGCAACATCTAATGACTTATCAAAGTCATCTGCTATTATTTCATCATCCATAAACTCAGGCCCTGTGAATCCCGCGCCTTTACCAAAATCTTTATCTAAAGCATATCTCTCTCCCGGCATTTGATCATCTGTATACTGTTGTTTCTTATCATCAATACCAGCTATACCTTTTAGAAACCTTGTGCCAGGGAGCCCTTGTCGTAACTGATTAGCAACTGGATACATCGCACCATATGCTTCTGGGTTTTCGTTTATAAGTTTTCTTGTAGGATCTAAAAAGTCTCTGTCAATTGTTTTATTGAACGCAGCTAAACCTTTTTGACCAATAATAACATTAGGATTAGCCCTAATTCTTTTTCTTATTGCATCTCTTTGTGAAAGAGGAGCATTGGAAATCATTGCCTTGTGAGCATTTAAATAACCTAAGTCTTTTACAAATTTATTTTGTCTTGATCGAAGGTCTTTTACTAAATCTAAATTACCTGCCTTTAAAGCGTTCTGTATTCGTCTATCAAGACTACCAATACTTTGTTCTAAACTTTTCTTCTTATCTTTATTTTGAGTGGCTATGATGCCAGATTCTCTAGCGGTGCTTGATCCACCAGTTCTTACGTCAGCTCCTCCGCCTCCGCTACCACCAGATCTGGCCTCTTCTCTTATACGAGCGCGTCTTTCATCAGCACGTCTCTTAACATTACGTTGTACACGTCTACGTTTAGCTCGATCTACTTTTTTAGGTCCACGTCCTCTAGGCATTATGTTCTCCTTGCTAGTGTTTCTGTTATATCAATATCTCCGGTTTTGGCAAGTTGAGATCTATCTGTTGGTGATAAAGTTCCTCCACCCGGTAGTTCTATTGGTGCAATAGGAGTAACAGGTGCTGTTAGATTGCTTTGACTACCTATTATAGAGCCAGCATCCGAGGTTTTAGGCCTTGTTACAAGAGGTTGTGACTCTATGATATTGAATGAATCTTTAAATAAACCGCCTACATCATCAAATATGTTTGTTCTAAATAGGTTTCTGTATATGCCGTTGGTTATTCTTCTAACTGATCTACTGACATCACTACCATCTCTAGCTCGTGAGTTCTCTCTCATTCTTTGAAAAGCAAAATCAGATACTTTTATTGGTGTAAAACGATTTCTAAGTAGATTAGCAGCCTCATTTTTAGAGAATCTTTCAGATATCACCCCTCTAATTTCTCTGTCAGATAAACCTAATATTTTAGCTGCTTGTATTTGTTTAAATAGCTTCTGATCATTTCTTAGTTTAGCTGCGTTTGCTTTGTTGTATGCATCGACAATCTCTGCTGATGTGGCATCTGCTCTATAAGCAACACTTGTGAATAATTTTTTAGAATTAGCTAATGCTCTTTTATTATCAGATATCTTAAAGTTTATACCATCCTGAACAAAAGGGTTTTGAATTCTAAATCCGAGCAAACCCGATGCTTCATTTAAAAACTTATAGCCTCTATTGTATTGATCTTTCTGTCCGATACCTGATAGGTACAAACGTTGAAACTGTTTGATAGATCCTGGCGAAGCTGTTCTAAATAATTCTTGAAGAGTGTTAGATATTTTTGTTCCTATCTCATCTTCTGGATTCCATAGTCTTCTGCCCTCTGCAGTAGAACCACCACGAACAAATACATCTGCAAAGAATTGTGTTGCTATTGATTCTTCGACAAAAGGTGCTGCAAACTTAGTTGCTGCTCTTATGGCTGCATCATCAAAACTTGCAAGAACACCCGCACCTTTGTCTCTTGATTCGTCAAAACCATTCATAGCAGCTCGAAGAGGCAACGTTAAAATATCGTAAGCGTTAGTGTGAGAAAAATCTATGTAGTATAACTGATTACCTTGTTTAATAGGTATGAGAGTAGAATCCTTAGACCACTCTGGGAGATATTCTCTCAATGCATTTAGTTGTTCGTTAGATACACCAGCAACTAATTGTGCTCCTTCTTCTAATCCTTTACCTAAAGCAACACCAAATGTAGCCACCCCTGCAAGTCTAGTTGTTCCAATGCCCAGTGTGTTTGGGTCTTGAATTTCTCTGAGACCTTGTTTTAATGTATTAAAACTAGTACGAACAATTTCTAGAGGGAAAGATACAAAGTTACCTATAGGAAGTCTTCTTAATGTTTGACCAAACGAACCAATATAATCATAGTTAGGAATATTGTTTTTGACTGTGTCTGCAGCTTTTAAATCTATAAATCTATCAAAGCCCTCTTGAGTTCGCATTGAAGCGAGAGCCTCGTCTCTTGTAAGAGTAGGGTTTACTCTTGCAATTTCGTCAGCATAATCATCTAAAAACTTTGCTTGATTTGCTCTGTACATTTTTTCATATACACCTCTAAATTTACGTGACTCAGAATAAAAGTTTTGTATTTTGTATAAGTCATCCTCCGCTTGATACAACGTTCTTGCAATTCCACGTGCTTTGTTAAAACCTGTTTTGTCTCCCCATCCACGTAGTATCGTAAAAACTTTTCCTGTTTCTGTAAGATTTTGTAGCCCTGCAGTTACTTCATCTAAACTTTGTGTTAGTTCTCCTAATCTTGCACTGGTATTAACGACACCAAGATTTTGTAATTTTATGTATTCATCCTTGTAGTTTTCATAGTCATCAGCATTCTTAAAATATTTTCTACCCATGTCAGATTCGATCGCACTTTTAGATCTGGCTGTAACAACTTTGTAAGCTTGTTTAAAATCTTCTGCAAAACGAAGTGGGTTTGTAAAAAAATTACCATTCATACCTGTAAAAGATGCTGCACTGATTATGTTACGAGCATGTGTGATCGGAGATAAAGTTGTCTTTGCTTCTTGTGTCCACGCTTTTGGCGCAAGAAAAACTTTGTAATACAAGTTAGATAATTCATCTGCATTTTTCCTTGAATTACTTATGTTTTCTAATGCCTTTGCAATCTCAGGGGTTGTTTTAAAACCGTTCAAAGGACCATCAGAAACAATGGTAGATCCAAATTCTAGCCCTCCTTCTCCTATAGGGACAGTTCCAACTTGTTCACCTCTTATTTGTTTTGGTGGCTCAAAGAAAAACCTATTCTTTCCTTTTTTTAATAACGTGTTGAAAAAATTTGTGTCAGCTATGTATGTATTTATTTTAGCTGCGGTTCTCATATACTGTTTTATAGGGTCTTTTATCTCACCAAGTAAATCTCTAAGTGGTTCAGGTATATCCTGTCTTACTTGTTTGATTGCATTATCATACTTGGATACTCTTGCTATGGCACCACCAACGATGCTTTCTTTTTCTTCTGCTAATAAATTTTTTAATTCTAGCTCAACAGCTTCTTCAGTCATGTCTTTGTTGTTATTTCTTATATATGTTTTTGCTTTGTCTATTATCTCTTGTCCTTCTGGTGTGTTTCTTAACGTATTAAGCCATTGCTCTCTTTCTACTTTAGTGCCGAACAATCTGTACGATCTTGTCATATATTCACCTATGTTAGCAGCTACAACGTTTTGAAAATCTGCACCGCCCTTTAAAGTAAAGTTTGGCATTTCAGAAAGAGCCTTACTCATTTCGTCAATAGAATTTCTTATCTTTGTTATTGAAGGTAGTAACTCTTTTGGTATGTCATCAGGTAAAGCTTTTGCTATTTCTTCTGCTGTCTTTGGAATCTTTGCACCAGTTTTAACATCTACTTTTGCTTTGTATGCACCACTTGTTAGAAAATCATAAATATTTTCCATCATCTTTTCTCTTCTTCGCAGCCCCATTGCGTCTAGTTTATTATATAATTTACCTACATTAGGATCGATTGCTTCTTGTACAGCTTTTTCTAAATCTAAGGTTTCTACTCTAACTCTTTCAGCTACAGATCTTAATGTGTTTATCTTTTCTCTGTTAGCTTCAAAGACTTCTTTTGGTAAGTTGCCTCTTGCACGGAAAGGAGACAAAACATTTTTATCTACCCATCGCAGGATATTGTTTTTATTAAACTGAAAACCCTCCTCCAAAGCTGTTTCTTTTAAAACGTTAGCATTTGCTTCTGGGTCAAACTCTAAAAATCTAACATTGTTTTTATTTAAACCTACGTGTTTTAACATACCGGTAAATGCTGGAACGCTACCCTTAAACAAAACTTTACCTGCAGGAAATATAACATTGTCAAACAATGTAAAACCAAGTGCACCTTCAACACCAAATTTAAATTTATTTTTTAATCTTTTAAAAGCTACTTCACGTCCAGTTGCATTGATGTCATCACTTTCATCATCTGTTTGAGTTGGTCCCACACCAAGTAAATCACCAAGTGTGCCCATATCACTTGTAGCCACCGCAGCTTCTGCGCCACCTGCAAGTGCAGCTTTTGTAACGTTCGGTCTTCTAGAGATAAAATCTGTTTTACCTGCTAGTTTACCGCCAATACCTCTAGCTTTAATTAATCCATTGGCTGCTTTAAGTGCAACACCCCCGGGCAAACCAAACTGTGTGAGAACAGATGTAACTGTACCGGTCCATGATTCGTCAGCCTTGTCTTCTAAAGCATCTAAAATTTTATTATCATCAAAATATTTTTCTACTTTTCTTGTTAAGTCAGTCCCTACACCAAGATCAAGAAGTATAGTTCCAAGAGACAGCGTTCCTTCTGCTATTTTAAAACCACCTTCTCCGACACCTGCAAGACCTGCAGTTACAGGATCTGTTACATACTTTTCAAAAAAACCTCTTTGATCTTTCTTTGGATTACGAGCTACAGAATTAAAATTTAAGCCAGTATCCATTGGCTTGTCTACTTGAATTACATTTCCCGATGGATCTCTAAATACGTTATTTACTATTGTAGTTCTTACAGGATCACCTGGCTTTACGTTCTGAACCTCTACCAGATTTCCTAGAGGATCTCTTATTTTGTCAGCCATAATTTCTCCTTATGGTTTTGGAAATATTTGTCCCTTAAAATAAACCATTGTCCCTGAAGGTAATGATTCATATAATTCTTTTCCGTCTGCAGTGTCTGGTATTTCTTTAGCATTGTAATATTCGTATTGATTAGCTGCATAAGCTTGTATTAGTGACTCATCAGAAATATTAGGATTAATTTTTTTATTGTTTTCGTCATAGTTTGAAGCTGTAATACTTGCTACGAGATTCGGATCAGCTATGATTGATTGAATCTGACTAGTTATAAACTCCCCCGGAGATAATTTTTGTGCTTGAGATCTTATTTGTGCTTCTGCAATATCACCTGCAATTTTCTTTTCTTCTAATTTTCTTTCTTGTGCAGATTCAAATGCTTCAACACCTGACTCAATACCAGCTTTCTTAATGGCTGCAGCTCTATCTGCTAATTGATTACCTAGTTTAGCAAATTCTTTTAAAGGTTCTTTTGCAGATTCTGCAATAGCTTCTACTAAATTACCTCTCTTTGTAGCTAGTTCTAAACCAAACTGTATCATGGCATTGTACCCTGCACTCTTTGTTTTCTTTCTTGTGTCATCACCAATATATTTTTCAAACAAGTCAATACGTTCTTTTATAAAATCATCTAAATCACCACCTTGAATATTTTTACCTGTTGTATCGGCTGCGGTGTCAGTTGCTTTTTCTTTTTGATCTTTTATAATACCCGCTTTTTCACCCTCTTCTATTGTCATGCCTGCAGGCCCGCCCGGTGTTGCTTCTACAGGTCCACCTGATCCTGCTGGTGTTTCAGTGCTTTGTTCAGCACTGTCTGTTAAGGCATCATAGGCAAACCCAGCTCCAGTTAAAGCAGCAGTCTGCCCTGCTATATTTTTAAAAGTGGGTCTAAGCGCTCCTGGCAATTTTCTTCTTCCAATACCACCAATACCTACGGATCTTTTTATGCCTTCTTTTCCTGCTGTAAATACAGGTTTACCTATAAAATAGTTTCTTAAATTAGTTGGATTAACAACGGCTCTAGCGCCTCTTATTGCATAAGGTGCAGCTCTTAAGGCTAATCCTGCTATACCCGCTACTATTGGAAGAACCATTAATTACCTCCAAATGCACTAAAAGCGTCTGATATACCTCCAAAGCCTTGACCAAACTGACCGAGAGCACCAATACCAGCGATACCAAGACCAAGAGCTTGTGCAAATGGATTGACAGAAGGCTGTTGAGTGAATTGAATTGCACTGCTTGGAACACCACGTAGTATATCACTAGCAAATGTTAGTCTTCTGAATGGCTCTTGTTGAGCTTCTAATTGTTGTCTTCTTTGAGCTTCTAGTTGAGCTTGTCCTAGTTGCTGTTGGATACCACCAACACCTAAAAGAGATTGTATATCTGCCTGTCCTAGTTGTTGAGTAAGAGCACCAAGACCAGCTTGTCTTTGTCCAAGACTAGCGAGACCTTGACCTGTAGCACCTAACTGCTGTGCTGCAGCCAACTGCCTTCTTTGTTGTGATTCTTGTGCACCCATCGCAGCTCTTTGAGCTTGTTGAAAGTTTCTTGATAAATCTTCAAATATTCTTCTTGATTTTATATCCTGTAAATTACGACCTAGTTCTGCCTCTTGCACACCAAAACGTGAGCCACCAAAAGCTCCTGCTCTTTGTGCTTGTGTTGCTAAATTAGACTGTGCGATTTGAGCTTGACGATCAAATTCTTTTAAAGCTTGTTGTGTAACGTTTTGTTGGTATGGGTCCATGAAACGTTGTGATTGTGTTGGATCAAACGCTTGTGTTGCACCGAGAGCCTGTTGTCCTGCTCCTGTTAAAGCAGCTCCTGCAAGACCCATAGTGCCCCCTGCTTGTTGTAAAGCAGGTTGAAAAGCTCCGACGTTTTGACTTGCTAATCCAAAAGCTCTTGTTTGTTCAGGTGTAAAACCTGCAAATTGAAATGCTGGAATATTTTGAGCAATACCTGCTCGACCAAACTTACGTAAGTTAAAATCAGCATCGCTTTCACCTGCTCTTTTTACTGCACTTGGATCACCAAACACAGATGCAAGTAATTGCTCTGCTCTTTTCTCAATAAAAGGAGCCTGTTGCGTTCGTTGTATTACTTCATCAACCATTATGCTCTATCTCCATATTTTCTTTGTAAACTATACAAGAATTTTGATCCTCTGTCTCTACTCTCTTTTGTTCCTTCACCACCCATAGCTCGTCCAAGTCCTCTTACAGTTTTTGCATTAATGACAAATTCACCATCACTTAACATTGCTGGTATGTCATCACTTGTTTCTGTTCCCGGTCCTGCTATCTTACCATTTTTACGTGGGAAGCCACCATCTTTTAATCCGGCTTCTTTTAATCCATTTATCTCTCCACCCATGGCTCTGTTTAATAGATTAGGTCCGTATTGAGAAAATGGCACTGTTGTTACACCACCTATACCAGCGTCATCTAAATCTCTAAGTGGGTCCATTGTTCCGTATACATCTTCAAATTGTGATTTTTTCTTTTCTTCTTCTCCTGCTCCAGCTAAAGCTCCTAGTCCTAACACTGCACTTGCCGTTTTAAGGGGATTGGCTTTTGCAAAATTAACTATTGATCCTAGAACACTTTGTTTAGGTGCTTGAGCAGCGACAGCTTGTGTAAGAGCCCCTGTGCTTCCCGGTGCTAATCCAGATCCTGCAGCTCCAAGAGTTTGTCCCGGCACAGATTTTCCTAGTAGTCCACCCAAACCTTGACCTGCTTGTAATCCACCAAATTTACTCAATGCTCCACCTGTCAACCCAGATAATGCTGCGAATCTAAGTGCCTCTTGAGGGCTTCTACCTGCAACTAAACTACCAAGACCACCACCAATAGCGGATCCTAATACAGGTCCACCAGCTAGAAATCCTAGTCCTGCACCGATAATTGGGGCTGCTTTTTTTGCAGCTTTAAATATTTTTTTTAGCATGCTCTCCTTCTGCAAATCATGATTGTTTTAGTGCAAGGAGGCTGGCCTTGTAAATTAAGCCTATTTAATTCTATATTTATAGGCAAATATTTGCTATATGACAATAGAAAAAGAATGAGGTGTTCCCATGGAGGAAATTAAAAAAGAATTTAAATTAAAGTTTGATGCTATCAGACCTTTTGGTCCTACGGTAATCAAAGGCAAAGTGCCACCGTTTCTTATAGATTTAGTAAACGAAAAATCAGATGAGTTAATGAAAGATCCAAAACTTGCTAAACAGTGGGATTGGTCACAAAATTTAGCCGGTAATGTAAAACAAGAAGTAAGACTACCACCAGAATGGATTGACAAAGAAGGACAACAGATAGCTTTTTTGCTTGGTGAAATGGTAAAACAGTATTTAAGTATACCACCAGCAAGTGAAACATTGGCTCCTGATAAAATACAACAAATGGTAATTGAATCCATGTGGGTCGTGAGCCAGTGGGCAGGAGACTTTAATCCAGCGCATATGCACGATGGTGATTTATCTGGTGTGTTTTACACTAAGATGCCAGAAAGCATAGACAAAGAGAGAAAAGCAGAGGATCATTATCCTAGTGTTGGTGATATTGTTTTCATGTGTGGCGATCCTAAAACTTTTAGTGGACACAAACTACAACATCCACCAGAAGTTGGCGACATATTTATGTTTCCATCTTGGCTTACGCACATGGTATATCCATTTAGAACTCCAAACGAGGAGAGAAGGTCTGTGTCTTTTAATTTAAGATTGATACCAAAAGGTGCGGATATACAACCAGTTCAATTAAAATAATGGAATTAAAGCAACTACCAAGAAATGTGTTTGCTGAAACAGACATGAATTTTAACGACAAATATTTGTCACAATTAATGGGGATGGTTGAGTTAATGAGGCGTGGCGAAAAAAATGGTGTTGCGTTTTCCAATAAAGGGTTTGGATGGCAAAGCAGTGGTCTACCACATAACGGGGTATTTATACCTTTTTTACAAAACTTAACAGACAAGTGTAATGAATTTTGTAACCAATTAGAACATTTTAAATTTAAAACAGTTGAGATAGTTTATTTTTGGGCAAACATAAATTACAAGCATGATATTAACTGGCCTCACAGGCATGCGGGTGATATCGCAGGAGTGTTTTACTTGCAAACTCCTAAAGATTCAGGTGATTTATGTTTACATAGCACAGATTATGACGTTAATAATAAAATATCAGAGCATTTAAATGTTCAGTCAGTGATTAGAATTAAACCTGTCATAAATAAATTAGTTTTGTTTGATGCAAATTGTTCACACTACGTTACAAGAAGTTATTCAGACAAACCAAGAGTAAGTTTCAGCTTTAATGCTTATGTTCGTTTCTAAAAATCCCTTTCCCATGGTAAGAATTACTTGGCTAGATGCTAAAGATACTGAAACAGGTTGGTTACCTATAAAAGATATTGTTGAAGCGCCTTTGGCCGTGTGCCAAGAAGTAGGATACATGGTTGTAAACAATGATGACAAGATTGTTATTATGCGTTCTTGGTGTGTAGATAAAGATGATAATCACGGTGGTGGCGCAATCGCCATACCAAGAGGGTGGGTAAGAAAAATAGAATATTTAAAAACAGAATATGCAACACAATAAAGACACAGAATTTGTAATGTACGTTGATAACTTTTTATCAATAGAAACTTTAGAATCATTACAAGAAACTTTTTTAAATTTAAAATACAGTGAAGTAAAAAATCCAGAGGGTCAAACATATGGGTATAGACACACTTTTCCACATAGTTTTCATACAGATCCATTATTACAAATAATTAAAAATTATTTTTTTCCAAACAGAAATTTAAAACCAATATCCGTTAGCGCACATTTAAGACAAAATAATAAAGAACCTTTGTTTCATGTAGATGTAGAAAAAGGCAATGTTGCTAACTTTTTATTTTTTGTAAAAGGAGAATCTTTGTTAAATAATGGCACAGGTTTTATGACAGGCAGCTCATTATCATCGCACATAGGATTTATAGAAAATAGAGCACTATTTTTTAATGGTAGTAAAATACCACACTCAGATTTACAATCTTTTGGAGATAGTTCTAAAAGATACACATTAAATATTTTTTATAAAGATGAATATGCAACAAGATAATTTACCAGACATACACATTTTAGAGGGTGGAGTTGGCAAACATTTACAATTTACCTCGCTACTGGACGATCTAACTGTTTCAAAAAAAATTTGTATTATGTCAGCTTGGCCAGAACTTTTTAAACATGACAAACGAGTTGCTCTTTCTACACCTCTGCACATACTACCTCTGCATGACCATACACATACTTTTTTTAATAATTATTGGAATGTTTTTTACAATGAACCATACAAATCTAATTTTTTAAAAGGCGATTGTCACATCATTGATTATTGGCGACAAATGTATGACTTGCCAGACAATGATGACAGAAGACCTAATTTTTCTATTAATGAGAGAAGAGAAAAAGAACTAGAAAAAGACATAATGAAGTTAGGTAAATTTATTTTAGTGCAGTTTACAGGTGGACAAGGTGCAAAGACAGAAAACTACGACTTAGAAAATTTTGGGAGAAACTATAATCAAGGACAAGAAGTTGTTAATTTATTGCGAGAACAATTACCAAATGTAAACATAATTGTTTTTGGCCATGACAATGAGCAGGAGCCTTTACTCAACACCATGGCTTTTAATAATTTTGGTGGCAATCCGAAGTTTGTAGACAAAATTGATTTTATGATACTCGCTAAATATTGTGTATCATTTATATCGATTGATAGTTCACTACAACATATGTGTTCAAATAAACCATTTAACAAAAAAGGTGTTGTTCTTTGGGGCACTTCAAAACCAGAAATGTTTGGTTATACTCAAAATAAAAATTTAATTTCTGATTATCCGTATTGTGTAGAAATAGATCCAAAAAAAATAGTGGATGAATTTTTAAACCAGGAGATGTTATGAAAAAAATTTTTATAGGCACTCCTTGTTATGGCGGTATGATAACAGCAGATTATTTTAAAAGTTGTATGCAACTAGTAGCTTTAGCAGCCACTAAAAAAATAGAATTACAATTTGGAACAATAGGTAATGAATCACTAATAACCAGAGCTAGAAATACTTTGGTTCAATTGTTTATGGATGGTGACTATACGCATCTTTTATTTATAGATGCAGATCTAGCTTTTAATCCTACAGCAGTTATTAGAATGTTAGAGTATGACAAGGATGTGGTAACAGGAATATATCCAAGAAAAACCATTGATTGGATAAAGGTTAAAAAAAGATTAAAAGAAAATCCAAATATATCTGAAGACGAGCTGTTAGCAGCCTCGTTGCAATATAATTTAAATGTTAAAGATCCTAATAAAATATTACTAGAAAAAGGTTTTATTGAGGTAATGGATGGACCGACTGGCTTCATGTTAATAAAAAGAAATGTGTTTGTAAGGATGGCAGAAGTTTACCCTAATTTGAAATTTGTTCCTGATCAACATATTAATCAATCTCATGACAAAGAATTTAATTACCACAAAACTTCTGATTGGAATTATACTTTTTTTGATACCATGATAGAGCCGCAAACAAAAAGATATTTATCGGAAGACTATGCTTTTTGTCGTTTGTGGCAAAATATGGGAGGTAAAATACATGCTGATATTAGAAGTGGTATGACTCATTATGGCAACTATGCGTTTAGAGGTAACGTAGGAACACAATTTAAAGGAGCAGAATGAATTTAGAATTACAAATACAAGACAATTTTTTGCCAAAAGAATTGTTTTTAAAACTTGCAAAATATAGCGTTGGTTTAGATTATAGTAGTAATAATATTGTTCAAGGCACAGGTGACTATGAGCAACACGTTTTTTTGTCAAATAAAATATATAAAGATGATAATTTACTTAAAGATTTAGAAAAATCTATAATTAAACATTTTAAAGTAAAGATTAAAAATTTGCATCTAGCAGCTTTCACTTGTGTAAATACTAAAAAACCAACGCCTCATAGAGACTCATCACTTTATCCTAAAGAAAAACATTTAATAATTTATTTAAATGGTGATATAAATCTTAATGCTGGCACTGGATTTTACAGTCAAACAAACGAAAGTAGTTATGATTTAAATACAGCTGTTGGTTTTTTTCCTAATCGAGCTGTTATCTTTAATGCTGATGAGTGTTGGCACTCTCCGTTATTATATACAGCCACAGACAACTCTCCTAGATTTTCAATAATTGTTTGGTTTGAACCAGAGGAAAATGACAAAATTTAATATTCAAATTATAGATGATTTTTTACCAGATAAAATTTTTACAAATGTTTTAAAATACGCTGCAAATATAAAATGGGATGCTAAAGGTTTAAATTATGGATCAAAAGATGAACATGTTTGGTTTTCAAAAAATATAGAAAACGAAAATGAATTTAAAGAAATATTGAAAACAAATATAAAAGAAAAAACAAATCTTAAAATAAAAAATTTTGAACTTTTAAGTTTTACACTAGCGCCAAAAACACAACCATATCCTCACGTTGATCGTCATGAGGATATTGAGAATCAAATGATATTGTATGTGGACGGAGACGTTGAGATAAATAAAGGCACTGGATTCTATGTTCCTAGTGAAAATGGCGTTGATTTAAACACTCATGTAGGTTTTTTTAAGAATAGAGCCGTTTTTTTTAAATCAGGAATGTGGCATTCTCCTCTAGTCTTTGCTTCAGATAATCCAAGGCCAAGAATATCAATTATTGCACAGTTTTAACAAATAATTTATTATTAAATTATGAAATTAGTGGACCTTAAGTTTAAACCAGGCGTGGATAAACAAGATACTGCCTACTCTGCTGGTGATCAACGTAAGTATGTAGACTCTGACTTTGTAAGATTTCATTATGGTAAGCCAGAGAGATGGGGTGGATGGGTTAATTTGCCTAATCCAAATGTCACGGTGGTTGGTGTTGTCAGAGATACTCACTCTTGGATAGGATTGGACGGAACTAGGTATTTAGGTTTAGGTACAGATAGAAAATTGTATATTTATTCTGAGGGTAAAGTTTATGACATTACACCAATAAGAGCAACAGACAGTCTTACTAATCCTTTTGCAACATCGAGTGGTTCTTCTACAGTAACTGTAACTGACGCCTCTCATGGCGCAGAAGTAGGGGCGTTTGTAACTTTTGACAATGGTTCTGCTACTAATGTCGTCGATGGCATTGATTTTAATAATGAGTTTGAAGTTTTGACCGTGCCCGGTTCCAACAGTTATACAATAAACGCAGGCACAAACGCATCTGGAACTACGGCTGCAGGCGGTGGATCAGTAGATGCCTCTTATCAAATAAATCCTGGTCCTACTACTTCAACATATGGATATGGTTGGGGCACAGAGACTTGGAGTGCTAGCACTTGGGACACACCTAGATCTTCATCTAATGTTGTAGTGGCAGGTAGAAATTGGTCACTAGACAATTTTGGTGAAGACTTAATAGCTACTGTATTAGACGGAGGCACGTTTATTTGGGATACTTCTGGTGGTTTAGGATCAAGAGCTACGGCTTTATCAAATGCACCTACAGCATCTAGGTTTAGCCTTGTTTCTACAGATACAAGACATTTGTTAATTTTTGGAACAGAGACAACAATAGGTAATGCAGATACACAAGACGATTTGCTTTTTAGATTTTCAGACAGAGAAGATGCAACAGATTACACACCTGTTGCTACAAACGAAGCAGGATCTTTAAGAATAACAGATGGTTCTAGAATTGTTGGTGCCGTTAAATCAACAGGTCAGATACTGGTATGGACAGATACATCATTACACGGTATTCAATTTGTTGGTACACCTTTTACATTTGGTCTTAGACAGTTGGGTGCTAACGCAGGGTTAATAGCTCAACATGCAGCTATAGAGGTAAATGGTAAAGCATATTGGATGTCCGATAATGCATTTTATCTTTTTGACGGTGTTGTCAAAAAAATGCCTTGCTCTGTTCAAGATTACGTATTTGATGATCTAAGTTATACAAACAAAAATGATATAGCTGTGGGGTTAAACACGGCTTTTAATGAAATTATTTGGTATTACGCATCAGCTAATGCCACTCAAATAGATAGAGCAGTGGCATACAACTATTTAGAAGGAACTTGGTATACAATAAATTTAGCTAGAACTACTTGGCTTGGTGCTTATGTTTATGAGAAACCAATAGCCACAGAATATAGTGCATCTGCAACTGCTAATGCCACAAACATACTAGGATTAACTGCAGGAGCATCTTCTATATTTGAACACGAGTCTGGTAATAATCAAGCGGATGGATCAGCCATCACAGCATTTTTAGAAACAGGGTCTGTTGAGATAGCAGATGGAGATCAGCTAATGTCGGTAAGTAAATTAGTGCCAGATTTTGACAATCTAACGAACACAATGACGGCACAATTAACTTTAGAGCAATACCCTCAGTCTGCAGCTAACGTAACAACTAGTGGCACTATAACTAGTACCACAGAAAAAATTAGTGTAAGAGGTAGAGGTAGGGCTGTTAAAATTAGATACACGACAAACAGTGTAGATGATACGCCTTGGAGACTTGGTTCACAGAAGCTGCAAATAAGACCAGACGGTAGAAGATAATGGCTAAAATAAATATAACTAGATTACCTAATGCAACAGAGGAGTATGACGCTGGTCAGTTTGACCAAATGATAAGATTATTAGAGCAGATTGTTTTTTTATTAAACACTAACTTTCAACAAGATTTAAGAGAAGAATCAGAATCGGAGACTTTTTTCCTTGGCTAATACATTTAAAAGCGCAATGGTTGATATGACATCAACAGATTTAACAACCCTGTTAACGGTGCCAACAGCTAATCCTGGCGCTACACCACCTGTGCCTCCTACAACTGATGTTGTAAAATCTATTCTAATTTGTAATGATTCAGGAAGCACGACACTGGTAGATTTAGAGGTGGTTAGATCCTCTGCTACTTTTGAATTATTTAAGGCTAAAAGTGTTGCTACAAACACTACTACAGAATTATTATCTCAGCCTCTTGTTTTACAAGAGTCTGATGTTTTAAAAGCACAAGCAAATGCTGCTAATCAAGTGCATATAATTGTAAGCTTTATGGAGGTTACAAAAGGTCAACTGTAAGGAGAAAAAGAATGAATTTACAATCACTATTTATCACGCCTGTCATGATGACAGAAATAAAAGGTCATGGTCATTTAATAGACAGGTTATATGAAATAAAAGCAAAAGATCAAAAAGGTATGCCTAGATCTAATGTAGGTGGCTGGCACAGTAATGATGAGCTTTACAAAGATGAAGAATTTAAAAGCACTGTGGGTGATATACTTTACAAAGCTAAAGAGTGCTTTGGACATTTAGATGTGCAGGATAAATTTGTTCCTGAGATGACAGGTTTGTGGGGCATGATTAATCCACCCGGATCAAGAAACAATATTCACACACATCCTTACAATTATTTATCAGGAGTATATTACCTAAAAGTGCCTCAAAAAAGCGGAAATTTAGTGTTTCTAGACCCTAGACCGCAAGCTGAAGTATTATCACCACCAAAGAAAAAAGATGCATCTATACACATAGCACACAGCGTAGATTATGAGCCAAAAGAAAATTCATTGATTTTTTTTCCATCATGGTTACAACATGAGGTTAAAATAAATACCTCTAATGAAGATAGAGTTATTTTAAGTTTTAATATAAATTGGAGGGAAAATGCCGATAGTTAAAAACGCAGAACAAATAGGTACTATGACTCTTGAAGATGGTAGAGTCATACCAAGATACAATGTCAAAACAGAAACGACCCTCACTAATACAGAAACAGGTCAAGAATATGAGTCAGAGGAAGCTATGCAAGCAGACATCGACGATCCAAATACTTCAACGACTGTGGAAAAAATTAGACGAGATGTTAAAGTATTTGCTCCATCTTTAAGAGATATGCTAGGACAAACACCTAAAGAATAAAACACTTTAGTGGGAAAGCCTGTACTTACAGAACCATTTTTAAATTATTTTAAAAAGTTAGACACCAAACAAAGAACTTGTTTAGAAATAGGATCAGGGAATTCAACATTATATTTTGCTAAACATTTTAAATACTTATCTAGCTTAGAAGAAAATAAATTTTGGTTTAATAAAATAAATCAAAAGAAACCAAAAAACGTTGATATCAAATTTTTTCAAAAAGATAATCTTACAAAAATTTTAAATGAAGAATTAGAAAAAAAACCTGATTATGTAATCATAGATAATAATCCAAATTATATTAGTAGGTTTGATATAGCTACATTTATTCATTTAAATAAAAAAAATGATTGTGTAATTATTTTAGACAATGGTGATTGGAATATTGATGCTTTTTGTTTTTTAAAATCTCATTATTTTTGTTTAGATTTTTTTGGTAAAAATTTTACTAATGCAACCACTACTACATCTATTTTTTTTACAGAAAAAAATAGCAGCTACGTTTATTAATTATCTTATCCAGGTAAGAATAACGTGTCTATCTCCATTGGTTACCGGAGTTATTGCGTGTGGGAAACAAAAATTACTTGGAAATACAATAGCACTACATGCACTCTTTGAAATTTTGTATTCTCCTCCAAAAAAAGTAAAATCGCCTCCATCATAATTATCATTAAGTATTAATGAACAAGTTAAAATCCGTTGTTCAAAAACACTTGAAACATCAACGTGTTCTTTATATTCTTGTGCTTTATCACCCAAGTATAAAACATGCTC